GCACTGCGGTTAATGATTTCATGGATAGCGTCCACCATATTTGGTGTCCACTATCCTCTCAGGAATATCAGGATCTGCCAGACGGTGCTGAGACGACGCTTACCCATCAATTAACGGAGCGCCGGGAGACCGGCGATAAACTTAATGTCAAAACCGAGTCTTAAAGCACTGGCACTGGCACCGATGGCGGGCTTTCGTAAAAAAGAAGTCTCCGTTCCGGAGTGGGATAACGCCAAAGTCATCATTCGTGAGCCATCAGCAGAAGCCTGGATTCGCTGGCAGGGGATCGCCAGCCCGGAACAACCCAAAGCACCGGAAGGGCAGGAAGCACCAGAGGCGCCAGAACTGACCCCTTCAGAACGAGCCTTCCGCACGATGCGGGCCGACGTCACGCTTTTCATCGATATTTTGCTGGATACCGACCTGCAGCCCGTCTTTACTGTCGATGACACCGAACAGGTTGAAACGATCTATGGCCCAGTGCATTCCCGGCTGTTGAAGCAGGCACTTGATCTCATTCGTGACGCGGATGATGCTAAAGCAAAGTAAAAATGCCTGGCATGCAGTTCCTGATGGCGCTGGCGCTCCGGATGGGCCGCACGCTGGGCGAACTGCGACAAACCATGACGGTCGGCGAATTCAGGATGTGGGCTGAATACGACCGTATCAGCCCAATCGGCGATATTCGCGGCGATATTCTCAATGCTCAGCTGGTATCTGCGGTTTACGGAGCGCAGGGCGGTAAAGTCACCATTGAAGATGCTCAGCTTCAGTGGAGCGCAGAAGAGGTTGAGGTAAACGACGGCGGCGATCCCTTTGCAGGGCTGGAAGCGGCGCTGCTGGCTGCGTCAGCATAGCCAGTAATAATTCGTGTGGATGCCACTCATAACAGGTGTTATGTTGTTTTTTTGACACACGGAGTGCTTTAAATGACTACTACTGGCTGGATATTATTATTTGTTTTTGCTCGCCTTATTGATCTTGTTATCTGGTATTTCCTGAACAGAGGAAGCGTAAGAGCTAATGATCAGATCGCTATGCTTAAAGAAATCTCTGAAAAGCAAAGTGCTCAAATTGATCTTCTGATTGCACTTGCTCATAAAAAAGAGGAACCAGAAAAAGATTATCTGGAAGAAGCAAGGAAAAAAGCTGGTTTAATTTAATAATATTGAAATCATAAAAAAGCCCCACAATGTGGGGTTTTTTGTTTCTGAGGAAATGAAATGGCAACCCTGCGTGAACTTATCATTAAAGTTTCTGCTAACTCTCAGTCATTTCAGACCGAGATAGCCCGCGCGTCACGTATGGGGGCTGATTATTATAAAACAATGCAGAATGGCGGCAGGCAGGCTGCGGCTTCAGTTCGGGAAACTCGCCGTTCTGTTGCTGAGCTTACTGACCAGATGGAGTCAGCAAAGGCTACCGCACTGGGATTAACCGGGGCATTTGCTGGTGCTTTTGCTACGGGACATTTAATATCCCTGGCTGATGAATGGAATTCAGTAAACGCCCGGCTAAAACAGGCATCTCAATCAACTGATGATTTTACCAGCTCTCAAAAACAGCTGATGGATATCAGCCAGAAAACGGGCACATCTTTTTCTGACAACGCTAATTTATTTTCCCGTTCAGCAGCCTCAATGCGGGAATATGGTTACAGCTCCAGCCAGGTGCTGGATATTACTGAGGCTATTTCTACTGGTTTAAAACTTTCTGGCGCGAATGCTCAGGAGTCCAGTTCGGTCATCACTCAGTTTAGCCAGGCTCTGGCGCAGGGCGTGCTGAGAGGCGAAGAATTCAATGCCGTCAACGAGAGCGGCGACAGGGTTATACGGGCGCTTGCGGCAGGGATGGGGGTTGCGCGTAAAGACCTTAAATCTATGGCGGATCAGGGGCAGTTAACCATTGATAAAGTAGTTCCGGCCCTCATCAGCCAGCTTGGTAAGCTCCGGAATGAATATGGTGAGTTGCCGCAGACCGTTTCATCGTCGGCAACAAAAGTTGAAAACGCTTTTATGCAATGGGTCGGTGGAGCTAATGAAGCGAGTGGCGCGACAAATACCCTGACCGGATTACTTGATGGCGTAGCCAACAATATTGATCAGGTCGCAACTGCTGCCGGAGCGCTTGTTGCCGTTGGTGCTGCCCGATATTTGGGAAATATGGCTCTTGGTGCCAGCTCTGCAACGGTTGGGATTATTAACGCCGCAAAAAGCGAAGTAGCTTTAGCTGAAGCCCAGGTCAGAGGGACGCAGGTTTCGACAGCTCGTGCGCGTGCTGCAGTTTATCGTGCCCAGCAGGCACTGGCAGCGACGCGGGGTACAGACGCGCAGGCCGCCGCAGAAAAACGGCTCTCACTGGCGCAGGAGTCACTTAACCGTAATATTCAGGCCAGAGTATCCGCTCAGACTGCACTGAACTCGGTTACTGCTGTAGGTTCCCGGCTCATGGGGGGAGCATTAGGCCTCGTTGGCGGTATTCCTGGGCTGGTTTTGCTTGGTGCCGGTGCCTGGTACACGATGTACCAGAATCAGGAGCAGGCCAGATTATCCGCTCAGGAATATGCAAACACCATTGATGCTGTCCGTGAAAAGACAAAATCAATGTCCCTGCCCGAAGTTTCTGATAATGAGACCAAAACCCGTCAGGCGCTGGAGGAGCAAAACCGTCTTGTTGATGCCCAGGCATCTAAAGTAAAAAGCCTGAAGGAAGAGATCGCTGGCTATCAGTATGTCCTGTCTAACCCCGGACCAACAACCAGTGGCGGTTTCATGATAAACCACCTGACTTCGGTCGAAACGGTCACCCGTGGTCTGGAAGAAGCGACTTCCGCTCTGGCCGTTGAACAGGAGAGGTTAGCTCAGATGCAGGCTAAGTCTGAGTCGATCCAGTCGGTACTGGAAGGGATAGAGAACAGGCGAATAGCATTAATCCGGCAGCAGGCTGCAGAACAGAATTCAGCATATCAATCGTTATTAATGATGAACGGTGAGCATACTGAATTTAACCGTTTGCTGGGTCTCGGAAATAATCTCCTCATGGCCCGGCAGGGGCTGGTAAACGCACCAGTACGCTTACCACAGGTAGACCTGACAACCCAGCAAACGGCTGCACTGGAAAAAAGCCGCCGTGACCTGGCGCTTTCAAAACTCAAAGGTGAGGACAAAGAACGCGCACGACTGGGTTACGCTGCGGATGACCTGGGGTTAACTAACGATCCTCAGTTTCAGACCGGACGGCAGGAGTTGATTAATAACGGCCTGAATGAATGGAGAAACAACCAGGAAAATAAACCCAAGCCAAAAGGAAGGCATGGGAAAACCGAGGCGGAGAAAACCGAAGATACCTATACCCGGCTGATTAAACAGCAACGGGAGCAAATTGCTCTTTCCAGCCAAAACACTGAACTGGCAAAGATGAAATATCAGGTTACTCAGGGGGAATTATCTTCGCTTGAAAAATCCAAAAAGGAAACATTGCTGCACAATGCTGCGCTTATTGATCAGAAAAATATCGCTGAACAGTTAAAAACATTCCGCGAAGGTCTGGCCGACAGTAATGCTGCCGCCCGGGAAAGGGGGAATATCGATTTCCTCGGCGCGGGACAAGGGGATAAAGCCCGTGATCGAATGAAGGAAATTGCGGATATTCGCGCTGATTTTCTGAGGCAGCAGCGTGATTTACAGCGTGATTTCAGTCGTGGGCAGATTTCCGAAGACCTGTATATAAAGCAAACGGAAGCGCTTAAAACAGCGCTTGCCGAACGCCTGGATATTCAGGAGGAGTATTACAAAAAAACCGATGAACAGCAGTCAGACTGGCGGGCAGGGATCAGCGATTCCCTGATGAACTATGCCGATCAGGCTTCTGATCTGAGTTCAATGGCTGCCACTGCAACCAGCGAGCTTCTGGATGCCACCACTAACTCTATCTCCAACAACCTGACAAACGTCCTGACTGGCGCCGCTTCGTTTAAAGATGGTATGTCGAATATCTTCAGCTCTCTGGGTGAAACGGTGATTAAGACGCTGATCCAGATGGCAACACAGGCGTTAATCACCAAAGCAATTATGGCGTCATTTGGCGGCGGAGCGGGTGGGTTGTTCGGTAGTCTTTTTGGCGGTGCCAGCGGTGCGGCAAGTAGTGGTACCGCTATTCAAAGCGCGGGAGCTAATTTTTCATTTAACGCTCTCGGAGGCGTTTACGATTCTCCGTCACTTTCTGCCTACAGCAATGGTGTTTACAGCACTCCCCAATATTTTGCGTTTGCGAAAGGGGCAGGTGTATTCGGCGAGGCCGGGCCGGAAGCCATCATGCCGCTTACCCGTGGCGCTGATGGTTCGCTGGGGGTCAGAGCTGTTGGGCGGGAATCACCGGCGGTACAGAACGCTGCGAAGCAGATCCAGGCACAGCCACGAATTGCTGTCAGCGTAGATGCCAGAAGTACGTTCACCGGTAAACCGGATGACATAACGATGCAGGCAATTGAGCGAAGGAATGACGCTCTGGAACAGCGGATAGTTAACACCTTAACCGCCGAAGTAAATAACCCCCAGAAGAAATTCGGTCGGGCTATTTATTCAAATCTCCAATCTAAAAAACCAAGATAGACCTGCCCGGAGGGAATATTCATGGCAGATATTTTCTACCCGGATGAATACCTGCCCATGCCGCTTATGGACGGGTACGGGTTTAAGCCCATATCACCTTTACTGCGAACGGAGATGACGTCCGGTCGCGCTCAACAACGAAGGCGATATACCTCAACACCCACCCAGGCATCGGTTAAATGGATTTTTAAAACTGATGCTCTGGCGCAGGTGTTTGAGGCGTTTTTCAGAGATGCGCTTAAAGATGGCCAGTCCTGGTTCTATCTGAAACTCCAGACTCCAGTCGGGGTAAAGCCCTATAAAGCCAGGTTCGTGGATATTTACGAAGGGCCGACGCTGGTCGCGCCAAAATACTGGCAGTACAGCGCAACGCTGGAATTATGGGAGCGCCCGTTACCGCCTTCTGGTTGGGGAAATTACCCGGAATGGCTGGCGGGCCAGTCGTTACTGGATATCGCGCTAAACAGAGAGTGGCCGAAGCATGACAATTCTTGAGCGGCTATATGCCAGCAGCGGATCGGAGGTTATTCACGATACGTTGCAGATATCGGCAGGCGATGATAACTACTGGCTAACCAGTGGCTGGGATGACGTTTCCGTGATGCTGGAAAGTGGTCAGCCGGCGACGTTTGAAGCCAGCGCGATAGATATCGCCTTACCAGCCAGGAACGCCGACGGGACACAGGATTTAAAGTTTGCTATCAGCAATATTGACGGACGGGTTTCTGAGGCGATCGATAAAATCCTGGATGAAATGAAATCAGCCACGCTGACATTCCGGCGGTACATTTCATCCGATCTGTCTGCTCCGGCATCATCACCGTATACGCTCGATATCAAATCCGGCTCCTGGACCCCGACAGCAGTTCAGGTCACGGCAGGCTATATGAATGTCCTCAAAACAGCCTGGCCCCGTAAACGTTACAACCTCGCCGAGCATCCGGGCTTACGTTACTAATCTGAGGCAAATATGTTTAACCCTGATAAATACCGTTCAGTCACCTGGCTGAAGGGCGGGCGCGTATATCCGCAGCTCGACTGTTTCGGCATTGTAAATGAGATACGTCGCGACCTGGGGCTACCTGAATGGCCGGATTTTGCAGGTGTGACCAAAGACGGCGGGGGCCTCGACCGGGAAGCGAGAAAGCTGATGCTTTCGCTGAAACGTTGTGAACCCTGTGAAGGTGCCGGAGTGGCTTGCTATTCGGGCTCAACAGTTTCCCATGTCGGGATCATTGTAATGCTCGATAACCAGCTGCAGGTCGCGGAATGCAATCCAGGCTCGGGGGTTACGTTTCTGCCACTGTCGCGATTTATCCGTCGCTTTAACCGCGTGGAGTTCTGGCAATGACGATAAAGTTTTACCCGTCCCGGCTACCGGGTGAACCCCTTGAAACGCACGAGCATGGTGTGCTGACGCTGCATGAGTGGATGAGCAGAAATGTCCCGAGCTATTCACAGGATAAAACTCATCCTGTCGTGATCGAGCTGAACGGCCAGGCAGTCCCCCCGGCGGAATGGCCGTTATGTTTGTTGCGGCCAGACAGTGACGTGCGGATATATCCCATTCCGTATGGTACGGGTCTTGAAATTGCCGCGTGGGTTTCGGTGGCCGTATCCATTGCTTCTACGGCCTATGCATTATTCTTTGCCCCAAAACCAGAGCTGGGTGGCTTTTCATCCAGTAACGCTTCATCGCTGGATCTGAACCCGGCGCGGGCAAACACCGCAAAACTCGGTGATCCCGTTAGGGAGGCTTTTGGGCGAAACCGGATTTACCCGGATTACCTGGTGCAGCCGGTAACGCGATTCGACCCCGCTGATCCCACCAGAATGACGGTCGAAATGTTTGTCTGCCTTGGATATGGGCGCTTCTCTTATACCGGCGGAGATTTTCGGGTAGGTGAAACTCCAGCGCTGACCTTGGGCAAGGGCTTTTCATATACCAGCTATGGGCCCGGCGATAATGTGGCTGGGGACCGTCGCAGTGAGATATGGTTCAACTCAACGGAAGTCGGGGGAACGTCGAGCGGCAGCGGCCTCGATATGGCTCAGACTGCCCCTGAAGCCAGTGATATCGTTGCTGATGCCATGACCGTCAGCGGTGCCTCTGTCTCGTTTTCTGGCCTCGATGTCGATGATGATAACGATGATGACGAGGACGAAAACAAACTACCGCCAGGCTGGACTGTGGGCGCTATTGTCACCCTGAAAGCGCCTGTGAATTATCAGGTATCCATCGAGGGCGGCTTTAACGTGCTGACAGGCGACGTCGTGTCAGAGATTGCGCCATTCAGCGGTATGCCTGTCACGCTAACGTTTAACGGCACTGACTATGATCTGCAGATCGCCACGTATACCCCACACCAGGACGCCGTTCCGGGAACAGGGGGAGCGACTGCGGTATTACGCGCCAGTGCGTCGCCGTCAACGTATGACTTTACGACAACCAGCCAGACCTTTTCTCTGACCTGGCAGGGGATCATCTATACCATATCTCTGGCCGCCAACTACGGCACAATGTCTGGCTTGCTCGCAGCGATTAATGGGGGGTTGAATGGTTCAGGGCTAATTGCTCAGGATGATGGCGGCGTGATACGTATCGCCGAGATCTCCAGCCCCTGGCGTGGCGGTTCCATTACGTCATCATTTCTGCCTGCGTCAGTATTTGGCGACAGCCCGGTATTTACAGCTGGTACAGCATCCAGCGGCGGAAGCCCTGCGGTAACAGCCAGCGTCACGCTGGCTTACGATTCTGGCACCGCCTTTTCAGGACTGCCGGAAGGTACTCAGCGGATTTCCCTGGCGCACCGTGGCAACGAATACCAGATAGCCTCTACCGATGGCCCCTCTGCGACCGTACAGCGTGTGGTGAATGGTGTCGTTGACAGTACCTGGTCAGGCTTTCTGACCCGTACTGTTGTGGATTTTGCAGCGTCCGGTATTAACGATAATGAAACCTGGCTCGGCCCCTTTCTGGCCTGTCCGCAAAATGAAGTTGTGGACGCCTTCGAGGTCAACTTTGCTTTCCCAAACGGAATTTGCGGGTTCCAGAACAACGGGAATAAGCGGGTCCGCCATGTCGAGTATGAAATCCAGTATCGCGTTTATGGTTCCGGATCAGGGTGGACGAGTAAGACAGGGGTTTACGCGCTTAAAAACATTAATGGCCTCGGTTTTACAGAGCGTTTTGATCTGTCCTCTCCCGGGCTGGTGGAGGTTCGCTGCCGTCGGCGCAATGAGCAGGGCTCAAACAATGCCAGGGATTCGATGTTCTGGCAGGCGCTCAGAGGTCGTTTGCTTTCCCGTCCGACCTCCTACGCAGGAATATCAACAATAGGGATCACGGTTGAAACCGGCGGCCAGCTGGCGGCGCAGTCAGACAAGCGTGTGAGTGTTGTCGCCACGCGAAACTATGATGGCGGTGGTGACAGGACAATCAGCGGTGCGTTCCTGCATCTTGCCCGCAGTCTGGGATATCGCGACGACCAGATCGACATTGCGGCGCTCAGTACGCTGGAGGCTACCTACTGGACGCCAAGGGGAGAATATTTTGATCACCAGGCAAGCAGTGACAGCACGTCAGCAAAGGATATTTTCGACAAAATAGCCGAGGCTGGCATGGGGTATTTTCTGCTGTCTGACGGGTTGCTTTCTGTCGGGAGAGAGGGCGTCAAAAGCTGGACCGGGATCATTACTCCTCAGGATACCGTCGAGGAAATGCAAACGTCATTCAGGGTCCCGTCGGAAGATGATTTTGATGGCGTGGATGTGAAATATATCAACCCTGTGACCTGGGCGGAGGAAACCGTACAGTGCCGGACGCCGGAAAATCCTTTTCCGCGCAAAACGGAGGCATACACCATTGATGTTGCCATGACTGCAGATCGCGCCTGGCGTATCGGGATGCGTCGGTTAATGAAATATCTCCACCAACGCCGAACGTATATGGCTACGACGTCGATGCTGGGATGGTGTCATGACTTCGGTGATCACATCATTTTGTCCGACGACATTCGAACCGGGAAAACCCAAAGTTGCCTGATTGACGCAATGATATATGACTTTCAGGAAATTACGCTGCATGTTACCGAGCCTCTGGACTGGAGCTACGCGAATCCCCGCTGCTGGATACAGTTTCAGAACGGTCGTCCATCATCGCGAATGCTTACGCCGCAGCGGGTGGATGATTTCACGCTCACGGTGCCGTACAACGACGACCTGCATCCCGACGACTGGATTATGGACGACCCAGATATTGATCTGCCGAAGTTATTGTTCTGCGACAGTGAAAAGGGTGTGCGGCATGGGATAGTCCAGGAGGTTGCCCCATCAGGTGACAGCAACTGTCAGATTACTGCACCTGAATATAAAGAAATTTTCTACCAGTACGACGACGCTACATACCCCGGCGACGTCGCGTAATACCCCATAACAACCCCTAATTAACTCTTTTCGCTCAAACCCTCGTTTGCGCGAACGCCTTTTTTGGAGCAAAAAACATGGCCTTTGATCCGCCTCTTGGGAGCACTTCGCCCGCGGTGCTGCTCGATAACGCCACTCGCCTGGATAATTTGCTGAATAGTCTGGCACTGGTCTTCCCTGACCGCTCCGGGGCTGATCTGGATACCTGGCGAGGTATCATGTCGCGGATTTCGAATACGCTGGACGATATCCGGCGCAACCTGGTTCCGTTGAGCCGTCAGTATATGACCCTCCCGGAAGCGCAGGCGGATATCGCGAACATTCCGCCCGGCTCTGCGACGTTCGTTCGTAGCACAGCCGACGATGCTCTCGCAGATGAATACATCAATATCAGCGGCACACTCACCGCGACCGGCAGGCGTATGCCCTCCGATATTGTGGTCAGTAAATTGATCCCCCTGGTTGCGCTGTCTGAAACCACGACGTTCAGGACGATGACAGAATTAAACGATGAATACGATTCTGTTGTGGTGGACAGCGAATACAACATTCTGATCGCGCTGAAAAACGGCTTATTTGATTTCTGTGGCCTGTCAGTTAACGGGAAAAGTATTAATCCTGCCGGTATCCTGGGAACGATGGATAAAACAAACCTCGAAGTGCTCAGCGGCACAACGGAATTCAGCTCCGCATCGGGTGAGTATGAGCTGAACCCCGCGAGATATGTCATCCTGGACGAAGATAAAAATATTCAGTTTGATCTGGATGAGTACATACAGCGTTCCATCGGATGGCAACAGGCTTATCTGTTTTCTTTACAACCGCCAAAAGTTAACCCCTACGCACCATTCACGCAGATCGACGCCAGCGGGAAATCACAGGTTCGCGTTTATGACACTGAGAATAAGAAAGAAATCGCCATAACATCAGGAAACAGTAACGAAACGAACCCCCGCCCGGATATTCTGAACCGGATCGTATGGACGTCAGACAGAGCCGACAACGCGCCCGGCGGGTTGTTCTATGCCGATGGGCCAGACTTTAAAGAATATCCCTATATCGCCAGGCCTAAAATTGTCGGCTGGGGACATAGTTTCATGGAGAACGGCCGCTTTCTTTCACGGCTTGCCCAGCTGACAGGCCTTTATACCTATAACTTCGGCAAGTCCGGTCTGACATCGGAAGGTATCGCCAGCCGCCAGGGAGCTGCCCGAACGTTTTACACTCCTGCTGGCGGTATCATCCCCGCATCTGGTGCAGTGACGTTAAGCCCCGCTAAACCCGGCCCAAATCGCATTTTTGGTAATGCTGCCGCCACCAGTATTGCCTGCTCCTTTGCTGGTATTGACGGGATGTTTGGCTGGGACGGGACGAATGCGACGTTTACCAGGACTGCTGCAGGCGCTGCGGTGACAGTCAGTGTGCCCACTCCGGTGATCGTTTATCCGATAACAGGGTTTTCAGTAACAAACGGCGCGCCGGGCGGAACCCGGTACGATCAGCATGATGAGTGTATTAATATTTTCTGGCTGGGTCGAAATAACATTTCTGAGATTGATTTGATAATCAGTAATGCGCAGGCGATGGTGTCATGGCTTAAATCGGTAGGAAAACGCTTTGTGATATTGCCTGATTTTCCAGGTGGGACTGAGCCAACGGGTTCAACCAATAATAATTACGTGCGAATTTTAAATAACTTATATAAGCAGAATTTTCCAGATAATTATTGCCAGATTAATGGTATCGATCTGCTGCAAAACTTTATGAATCATTATAATCCGACGTCACCAGGAGATGTCGAAGATATCAATAATGGCGTAACACCGAGATCGTTACGTTACGACAATTTGCACCCCAGCCAGAGTATATCTGGTTCAGTCACGCCAGAATATGCGCTGTATGCCGGAGCAGATGTTAATGCCGAGTTCGTTTACAACTTTATGAAATTAAAAGGGTGGGTATTGTAATGAGCGGAAGAATTGAGGTGTTAAAGGGAGTGGTTAACGATACCGGGAAGAAATTTTATCGCGATAAAAGCATTAACAAAGGTACCCGTAGCGTATTTGATATGGCTGTCGATGCAATGGGAGGAGGTAAAGATTTAGCTGCTGGAGCGATAATCAACGATCTAACCTATAACGATCACACGGGGGCGTTTTCCCTGGCTAAAACCTACAGCGCAGCAAACAAAGGCATGGTGTTTGCTGGCGTAAAAAACGACGGGTTTGATCTGGATGCCGCCAGCTGCATGAAAGTCAGCGATACGCACTGGCTGTTTATGGCCTGGGTAAAAGTTACGAAAGCCGGGTCCCTGTCCACTTTCAACAACCAGCTCCTGCATTTTTCCACGACCGAGACAAACGGCTATGCGAATGCGCTTTTATCAGTTGTGCCGACGACCGATGCAACCGGACAACCGACTAAAATAGAGCTGGCCGTACGTGGTAAAAACTACGTAGTGACCAGCAATCTGCTCCCTCTGTTTGATGGTGGGCGGCATCAGTTCGCCGTTGAATGCGAGTTCAGCGCGGATGGTACGCAGCATACTGTTCGCGCCTATATCGATAAGGTGGTGGTGTTTACCTCAACATCTGCGCTGGCAGTGACGCCACCTGGAGAACCTACGACACGACGGATAGGAACGAGCAATCCGTTTCCGTTGTCCTGGACAGGCATGCTGTATCGCGCACGGGTTGATGATGTCGGTACATCCGGCCTGACGGCCACCGATATACTGACTGCCGATTACAACCTGTGCGCTTCCAGATTCAGCTAATTACGGAAGTATTTTCATCCATCCCCCGATGCCACCCGGGGGAAGCTGATGAATGGCATTAAATCCGCATGTGTGTATGAATATCTTTTGCGCCCTTTGGCTTCAGGCTTCACGGCGATTTGAGTTACGTTCCTGACGCCTTACCTTTTGCAATCTGATGTACAAAATAAGATGACAGAATCTCAATCATTACCTTGTTATGACTTGAGATAGTCGTTGGTATGCCAGACGCCAGGCGTGGGGAGAAACCATAGAAACGTCCGGACGAATACGGATTGGTAAGATAATCTTTTTCGTAGGCCTGAACACAAGCCAGCAGAGCATTTCCGGTTGATACCCGTCGGACCAGCATCATCGTCAATGCAACGCTAACCGGAGTCGAAATGATCCCCCTTCGGCTTTCAGAGATAATGAAATCAATCCCCCTCAGCCTGCCATCACCGCACAGTCCCTGAAGTCCATAGTTGACGTTGTTAAACAGGGGCGTTCTGCCGAGTAACTCCGTCATCATGAGGTAGTCAGGTGCCAGGTCCATATCGTAGTTGTACCACCGGCTCCTTGCCAGGGAGGTGCTGACTGGCATCGAATCCAGCATGCTTGGCAGATATCGACCAATGGTGCTGCTATTGGTCAGATTCGTCATCACCGTGTTATAGCATGACTGGTATGAACCATCAGTATCCATCCCGGCGTGGATTGCCAGCGCGACAAGCAGCATGCCGTAGATATTAATATTCACGGCGGCGCTGACTGAAGATGGCGTATAGGTGTTCGGCACACCTCCTTTTGCTGCGACTGCTGTAACCATTGCGTCAGCCCAGGACTTAATATAAGGCTGCATTGCCGACATTGTTGCGGTGTCACCCAAAAACTCAGCCGCACGATATACAGAAACACATGGTTTGAGTACCGGAGTGACCAAATCAGCAACATTAATAACACCCTCAAGATAGCGTGTTCCGAGATTTGTGCTTCGCCAGTTATCATCCCAGCACCGTTTAAACCTGGCCCATACTGCCGCAATATTAGGTGAGGGCTTTTGCAGTTCACGATATGCAAGGTATCCCCACGGGGTATTAATATCATATGGCCCGGCATTCGAATCCATACCGCCTATTCCAGCTGAGTCTCCATTCATCCAGAAGTCAGCAACCCCATCAAGCAATACTCTCAGCTTATTCTCAGCTTCTTTTACTGCAAAGTTAGGAAGCCTCCCGCCACGCGCAAAACCCACAGGCCGATTGTAAACTTTCTTCGCAAGCGTTAACGGGTCTGTTTCAGTTTCACTGGCATTAAGCCAGGCTTCGATGGTCCATGTCCAGTTTTTCTCAACCGGCCAGTTAAGAAAGGAATAATCCGACAGGGATAAATATTGCCAGCCTGTGGTTACGCCCAGCGTAAACTCTGACGCGGCATTCGTCATCGTGATGCCTGTCGGTCTGGTTGGGCCCGCAGAGGTTCCATCCCTGTGAATATCCCCGTTTACAATGGTCGGCACACAGGAAAACCTGCCGTTACCGGCTGTATTTCCGGTTGTGATTGCTGCAGCAGCGGTACCGGAATAGGCTGGAGTCGTCCCGCTTTTATAAATAATATTAGAGCTAATAGTTGCCCCACACATCTTACCAACAGGAATCTCCTCCAGGGCAGTCACCATGTTTTTCACAACGACAATTCCGTTTTTAAAAATGCGGAAGCGAGTGGTGGCCTTAATAATGCCTGCCGCATAAACGGCACTGGCGGCATTGTAGCCTGTGCGCTCAATCTCGGTAAAAAGCGGGCCGGTATTGATGACCTTCAGCGTAACGTTGTAGGTGAAATACTCGATAACCTGAGCGCCTGCAGCCACGTAGCGATGCTGCGGGCTCAGCGTGCATCTGATACGGTTGATATCATCATTTTTTGCAGCATCAATGGATGTGAGACCATAGGCTCCACCGGCAAAACCAAAGCGGTAATACAAATCACCCACTTTAATGTTATAACGCTTCAGGGCATCAGAAGGCGCGTAGTACTCCAGGCCTTCGGAATAGATCGTATCATCATAGCGATAACCAAAAACATCCACGTTATAATATTTCTTTTGTCCCGCCGATACGGAATCGACGATCCACACGGCCCCCGTTTTGAATGAGCCATCAGGGTGATAACGGCTTTGTTGAATAAATCAGATTTCGGGTAAGTCTCCCCCGTAGCGGGTTGTGTTTTCAGGCAATACGCACGCTTTCAGGCATACCTGCTTTCGTCATTTT